TACCATCTGTACCGTTTGTAACCTTAGTACAGTTAATAGTTGACAACAGCGTAGTGGTACCTGCTTTACGGAAACGCACTGCAACAGTGGTAGACGCCTGCGAAATATCGAGGACGCCGCCGGTAACGTCGTCGGTAAGGGTGAGCTGGATGACGGGTTTGGAGTCGCCTTTAACTAATCGAATAACATCTGCCATAGCTCAGTCCTCAGAATGGTTGCATCTGAACGCGCATAGACGAGCGGTTAGCACCGATATTCGACCTAGCTCTACGCTCAGCTAGCTTAAAGGCAAACTGCTTAGCGTGGTATGTAGCCAGCTCTCGGTCGCTCCATGTACGGTCAGGGAGTACGAGTAAATGCTGTAGTGCGCCGTGCATAACCACATTCTCAATGTCGTCTAGCGCGGTCTTATCCATGCCTGTTGCTGTACGCAGTGGTTTTAACGCAACAATCATACGAACGTCGTAGTCTGTAGCATCTGGCATAGGCGCCACAGCAAAATGATCCGGATCAAGCTGTGTAACGTATCGGGGCGTTGAAAGCTCAGTCGGGTTGTACGGCCACTGCGGATAGATGTCATGCAGCTGGTCAAGCCCAATCGCCTGCATCTTTTGGTTATTGCAGGTAGCAGTCAAGACAGCATGGACTTCAGCGTCGTCAGGGGCTTCGTACTCATAATCGTGTACACCCTGAGTCAAACGAATCCTTGGCTGCTCATAGCGCCATGCGAGCGTACGCTCACACGCCTCTATCGCTGCATCACGAACATATTGCTCTACGATTGGCGTTGGGCAACCGGGAACGCTTGACATCAAGCGGTTTACGATACTGTTAAAACTACGCGTAGCCATTAGACAACGTCCTCACTTGCAAGGCCCGCATCCTCTGGATCAGTAATCTCACGGCTCTGAGCAGAAACACCCAGTGCTTGTGTAAATGATTTCTGGAACAGCGAAGCGCGGTTAGAGTTAACGTGTTCGTTATCAACAGACTCAGCAATAAACACTGTTGCGTCGATAACAACCGGTTCGTAAGCGTCTGGCAACAAGTCTACAGGAGTTGTGCCATCGTAGTCCGGAGGTGTCTGCGCGTATTCCCCAATCAAAATCTGATTAGCCGGAGCCTTGGGGTAGATAAAGAACTTGTTGGAGATACGCACATGGCGCATCCAGTTTACCGTTGGGCCAGCCGCGTCGTTCATCCACTGGGGGTACGCTTGGTCTAGGGCTTCGCGGTTAGTCTCGATCACTCCGTTGCCGTCCTTGACAGAGTAGATTTCGATCAGGCGGATAGAGTCAGTAGGGGCCGACTGCACCACTGAGTTCGCCGTACAGGTGATCTCACCGATGTAAGCAAAGAGGTCAGGACGCAGCACAGCAATACGCTTCAAGGCTTGGTTTGCAAAGCCCAGCAGCACAGCATCGCTATAGCGTTGAGGCGCAGTCGTATCTTGTAGGATGCGCCGAACCTCAGTGATTACATCGTTAAGAATCATTTACGGTAAATCCTTTGATGCTTCTTCAGCCAATTCTACAGGGGTAGTGTCCGGTTCAACAGGAATTTCTGTGGTTAGGTCAAGCTGCGCTTTGCGCTTAGCCTGCTTCTTAGGCTTAAAACGCTCCGGAAACGCTTGCTCCTCGGTCACTTCTTCACATGCTGGGTTCTTCGCCAGAATCTCGTTCCAGCCGTAGATAGTCCCATCCTCTTTATTTCGTAGCCATTTCTGTGCCATTACTTCTTTCTCCTCAACGGTTTAACCCTTTTGGCATCGCCAGCGGGTTGTCCGAGCTTCTGCTTCTGGGACACTCGGCTTCGCTTCTCCGCCGCCGTCATCTCAGACGCAGTCTTGGGTGTCTCCTTAGAAACACGCTTACTTGGTCTACAGTAAGGAGTACCACGTTTCTCACCCTCTTGCCTACCACAAGGTTTACCGGTGCGAACGTCGACCCACTTTTCCTTGAACCAACGCTTTAGGTCAGCCCCTTCCTTACTTTTTCTTACTGCCACTTTTAGAGTCCTTCTTCTTAGAGTTACCCCAATTAGCGGCTCCTACCTTACGGCATTTCGCCAAAGCGCCGGATGCGTAAGCAGACGGCCAGACGCGGTACGCCTTTTTAACTTTGTCGTAGCAAGCGTCTTTTTTCGTAGCCATTACCACTTCACCTTATCTGCCCAGTACGCAGCTGACATCTTACCCTTTTTAATGTTCTTGCTGTGACGGGCTTTGAACGACGCACGCTTCTTCTTCATTGCGTCCGACTCGCCAGCTTTAGGCTTGCCTGCGGTCTTCGCGCCCTGCTCGCCAAAGCGAATAATCTTTTCTTTACCGTTAGCGCACGCCTTTACGATGTGCGACTTCTTCGGGTGGTCCGGTGTACGCTTCGGCTTGTTACAAGCCATTTTGGATTTGTCAGCTTTAGCGGCCATCACACTTCCTCGAAAAATACAGTTAGTGTCGTACCTGCTGGTACAGTCACATATATACCCTGTGTAAACAATACACCGGGTTCAGGAATAGGTAAAACATCAGTTTGCTTGCCGTACACCTCGTACCGGTACGGTGTGAGGCCACCGACAGAACTGGTCTTTGAATTGTAGAACTCGTAAGTCGAGTCACTTGAGACTGGGTGGAACACCACAACCTGCTTGATATAAGCACGCTTATCAGTAACGACACCGTCCGCTGTCAACTGAACTGCTTGGACTCCATGATCGACGGTACTCATAAACGCGCTCCTCTTGGTAGAAGGGGGGTCACTAGGACCCCCCTGCCATCATTACAAAGTAACGATTGCTGTTGCCAGAGCCTCAGGCTTAACCACCTTGTAGCCATACACTTGCAGGCCACGGATGATGTTACCGAAGGTTGTCTCTGAACGGATGGTTTCCATATTCGTCATCTGAGATGCGAAAGTCAGACCCATCTTGTGACCAGCAATTACGCTGAACTCAGAACCAGACTTGTTCAGGTTGTGAGAAACGTAAACAGTAAAGCGGTCGATCATACCGAGACGGCCATTGCGCAGAGGCGAAGAACCGTCACCAGTGATAGACGCATCTTTCAGGTCAGACTGCTTAATCATACCGGCCATTTTGGCAGGGATGACCAAGAAGCGGTCACCTTCAGGTGCATTTGCTTCGTCAAGCACTGTGCCCATGTCAACGATAGTGTCGATGACGTTAGACTTAGTCAGTGCAAGAGGAGTACCAGTAACACCAAGGTTGATGTCACCAGAGATGCGACCTGCGGTTGCGCCCTTGTTAGTAGCAGCAACGCCGGGGAGGATGTCAGTCAACACGCGCTGGTCGATCTTGATCTTCATACGCTCGGAAGCGTCCTTAGACCAAGTATCCATCAGGTTGATGTCTGCCTGAATCTGATCCACGTCGTCTTCAACAGCAGCGAAGTATTCGCCTTTGTCGATTACGAGTTGCAACTTTGCCTTGTCCGGATTTTCTACGGTCAAGGTCATGCCTTTCTCGTAGTCGCGGATGGTCAGTTCTGGAGTGGTACGGATGTTGACGGTGTCGCCGTACTGACGAATTTCACCTTCATAGTCCGTGTTAGCAATAGCTGCCAGAACGGTTGCATCGTAGAAGTTTTCGATGAGTTTGCCCGACCAAATCTCGGGAATGAAGTTGCCGGTGTAGTCTACAGAGCGGCCTGATACGACTGGAAATGCCATGATTTAGCTCCTTGTTTAAGCAGTGACAATGCGACCTTCCCGCTGTGCGGCGAAGATGTCGCGTTCTATTCGGCCACGCTCAGTTTCACGACCTTTGAACTTACCCATCCGAACATCATTAAAGAACTTCTTAATGTCGTCGGTTGTGTAGGTTTGGCCTTCACTTGGCATTGCTGATGGGCTAGAGCGTCCCCGCCCCGGTGCCACCTGCTTCTCCAACTGTGAAGCCTGAGCCTTCCGATTGGTTTGAGCAACTGACCTACCACTTGCCTGCTCCCAAGCACTAAAGAAACTAGCTACGCGATTTACGTCGAGGTTTGCCTGAGCGTCCTCTAAGTAAGTCTGACGGCTGATTCCCGTTAGCGGGTCTACCTCCAACAACCAAGACTGGAAGTCTGTGTCGTCGTTAATATCCTGCCAGTTAGGAACCTTACTGGAGAGAGTCCCCCAAAACGCCTGCTCGGTGCTTGCTGCCTGCTTCTGCGATAACTGATGTACCTGAGGTACTACGCTAGCCTGCAACTGCCGTAGTTGCGCTTCCAGCTGGGCTACTCGGTGGTTTGCTTGTGAAACCTCCTCGCGTGCTGCTCGACGCATAACGTCAATCGAATCTCCATACTCCTCTAGGTCTTTGTCGGTAATCAAAGGATTATTCGACGCGGGCGCTTGAGGCGCTGGTTGGTTCGACAACTGCGACAACAGCTGTTCCAACTGTGAAACTCGGGAAGACAAATCACGATTCTGCGCGTTTAAGCGCGGAACGTCTTTGTTGTACATCCCTTGCAGTGTTTTGTATTTCTGCCTCCAAGATTCTTCATCTTGAGTGTCTACCTGTCCTTGCTCCTCGGTAGTAGACTGAGGTGCTTGTTCATCTACACTGTTGGCCGCAGTTTCCTCTACGCGGTCCTCACCCTGCCCCTCAGGAGCCTCGACCTCAGGGGCCTGTGCTTCCTCAGTTACAGAGTTGAGTTCCTTGTACAGTTCCTGTACCGCCTCAGACTGTTTACGAACTTGCGCTGGTATTGCCATGTTGAACGCTCCTATCGGTGTGCGTGATTACAAGCAGCTGTCATTTTGACTTTGCCGCGATTTCGGGGGACTCGCTAATGAGCTTAGAAAGCTCTGTAAGAACCTGACACCGTCCCTGTGCAAGTGTCACGTTCTGTGCGACGCTAGGTAGCTGCTCCAACTCGTGCATACGCCATTCCTGCAACCACTCAGTGATTACTGGATATTGGCGTACCGACGTTGCCAGAGCCTTAATAACTTCAGGAGAAGGCCGAATCATCACGCCCTCCCTGTGTCGCGGTTACTAACGATGTTGCCATCCATCCCACCTTTAGGTGATCCGTCGGGTTGAGTCGGTGTACCGCCCGCACCAGCTTGTTCGGCTTTCATTGCCTCAAGCTGCATACGCGCCGATATACGCGTCTGGTAACCTTCCTTCTCCCTAGATGGAACGATGTCATCCACCGGCATTTGCAACCCTTTAGCCACTTCACGAAGAATCGCTGCACGGCCTTCCTTACCAACGATCTCCATGTCGATCTGATTGGCGGTTGCGTTAAGAAACTCAAGGCGGCGCATGTTGACTGTCTCTTTAACAGCCAAGTTAACTGCACCTTTAGCCATAATATCTACGTCACCCTTGATGCTCTCGTCCTCGTCGTAACGCATGTTGTAGACGAACTGACGGTGTACCACGGGTTTGATAACGTCACTGTCGATGTGCATGACGACTTGGCGGATACCTTTACCCGCAGCGCCCATAAGCATCGACAAACCAGAAGAAGTGCGACCAGCGCCCTGAACGTTTAAGTCGCCGTATACATAAGACGGGATACCAGAGTGGTCGTCGGCCATCTTACTAAAACGATCATACACACCTAGGAGTGTGTTGGCGTTGTCGTCAGGTTGCGTAAAACGCACAGCTGGCGCACTGGAACCTAGCGGGTCGTTAGTGACCTGCCAAATTTTCCAAGGATGGAGTTGCGTAATGTCTTCGTTCGGCGGGATGCGCTCAAGATTAACCTCCACTTGAGGACCGCTAGAGATGCCCATGTTATTAACCAGCGCACGCGCAGCTGCATTACAAACGCCCTGTATATCCTCGATGATTTCCGGGATACCGCTACCCCAGAACGAACCGGGACGCTTGATAAACGAAGTCTTCGCGTATGGCTTCTCACCCAGCGGGTCATAGTTGAGGACAGCTTTGATAACGTAGTTACCAACGAGCCAAACATTTGCATCGTACTCACGAGCTTGGTCTTCAATTTCTTCTTCATCTACGCCCCACTCTACAAGCATACGGCCTGTAACCTTGCCCCAGAACTCCAGTGCGTCGAACACTTCAGTCGGGCGGTTGTAGGACTGGAACTTGCGCTCCTGCTCATCCTTGGCCAACTCTACATCTTCGCTAATCCAAGAAGTACCGTTGCCGATCTCTAGGACTTTGCGGATTGCAGCGTCGTCATACCCCGGAACACCGATCAAATCGGCTAGCTCCGTACGGCTCAGCGGGTGATGCTCGAAGATGTAGCCATCGTCGATGTTAGTAATCCCCGGCTCAGGATAGATACGGAACGGGTCAACGCGCTCAAACTCAGGTGCGATAACCTCATCCGCCTGTACAGTAGTACGGCCATCGGCCCCGCGCACATACGCCAGCTTACGCTGACGACGTACCACCGGCCCCTTGAGGAACGCGCATGGGTACGTCACTAGGTCAGTGATAAAGTCGTTAAACGACTCAGCCCAGCCGCCTTGGGCGAACTGGTCACTGATCTTGATCTTCATCTTCTTAGCGCGGGTATCTGCCTCTTGCAGCAGCTTAAACCGGTAGTCTTGGGCCAGCATCTCGCGCATTTCCGCCATTTCATTAGGCGTAGGCGCACGACCGCCAGCTTCAATCATCTCACCGACGCGCTCAGCAAACAGCATCTGCACTTCGGCGGTCTGCTCACGAGACAAGTCAGGGATTGGTGTAGGCTCAATATCCCAAGGTGGGGTACCAGAATCCAGCAAGATGTCGCGCAGCCAGCTCTCCGCAGCACGACACTTGACCTCAGTAATCATCATGTAGATGTCTGAGCCGCCCTGCTCGTGAATCTGGCGTAGCTTATCTGCTTCGTATTCACCGTTGCGCTGGCGCAAAGCACGCAGCATGATGTTCTCAATAGGCTTCTTGGACTGACGCGCAGCGTCCCAACAAGCCCGTAGATGCGCCGCAAGGCCAAGAATAACGCGGTCATTCTGACGCGCCGCGAGTTCTTTCTCGACCAGCTCTTTCTCCCGACGTACGAGAGTTGCGTTATCTACGACTTGCAGCATTACTTAAACCCCTCATCTTCCGATGTGGTCGCGTTTCTAAATGTGTTGACGCGGAATATATCACCCTTTGCGGCCCCGGGAGTCATGCCGACATTAAAAGAGCCAGTTGTTGTGGCGTCTTTGATCGTCTGCCGCTCGACCGAGTCAGGCGCAAATGTAGGCGCGACATCAGTTGCTTGGATACCACCTTGACCACGCGCATCACGGCGACCACCGTATTCCGTCTTGGCCTGCTGGAGAATCTTACCTTCGACCGCTGTTGGGTTTACGACTTCGTTAGGAGCCGCTGCACCAGCGCGGATGTACTCATTGGACTGACGACGGCTATAGGCCGCATAGCGTTTTTCGTTTAGGGAATTTGCCTCATCTGCAAACTCAGCGCCGTAATACTTTACTTCACCGGGTTTTTCGACTTGCGTAACTTTAGGAATCTTCCACTTGTTATCAAGAGAAGTTTTAGGCGCCTTAGCCCAGTCGACAACCTTGGTGTCGTACTCGGTATAGGTAATACCGCGCCCTTCCGCGTTTCTGGTGTCGACCTTCTTAGCCACTAGATGTCCTCCTCGTCCATATCTTTCATATCGACGTAGGTATCTTCATCGTTTTTGTCCGAATACACAACGCCGCCAGACTTGTAAGGTTTAGCCTGTTCCCAGCGACCAGTAGTATCCATCTTCGGATTATCCGAATAAACCGTGTGAGGTTTCCCCTGTCCACATTTCATCATCGTACTCCAACGAGTTTGACTTACCATCATTTATACATGTCAACAAGTATACACGCAAGTCATAAAAGAAAACCCCCTCTGGGGCAAACAGAGGGGGTCGATCACTATGAGGCACATAGTTGGGTTGGATCGTCGAGATGACAACGCCACATTATCAAGTCCAGCCAGCGGCTGCAACCCTTTTAACGTCGCGCTTCTGTAGCATCATAGCACCTTCTCCGGCGGTGCCAACGTGCAACATAAAATATTGTAGCGCTTCGGCAACGTGCGAATGGCTGTTCTTCTCAATCGTCCCGTTCTTAGCGTGGAACCGGTAGCCACCCATCATCGCGGCCTTGAGGCGTGTACACCTCTGGTCAACTATGAAGGCGCTGTCCCCGTCAACTTGGCGCATCAGGAAGTCGTCCACCGCAGACAAACGTGCTGACACATTGTTGGTCTTGGCCGGTAGAACGCGGAACCCTTCAGCTTTAATGATGTCCACCGCGCTGCGCTCATCGGTCTGCGCCCGCTGCACACCGGCTGGGTCAACAATAATAAGGATGGGCGCGCCGGAGAACCGCTCGTAAAGTAACGGCTTCAGTATCGTGCGGACGAAACGCTGTATCCCCATGTCGAAGCTGACTGCCTCGTCGTAAATCAGCACCCGCCCGCGTGGGTCTTGTTGCCCTATCACAGCGGCGGGAGTCAAGCCCAAATCCATCCCGACCACGATGGGCCGGATCGAATTAAATATCGGCGTCAAGTTAGGGGCCATGTGGTAGTCAGGCCGGAAGTATTTGTAGACAGGCGTACCCGCTGAACTCAGGCCATACTCGCCGTCGATGTACATCCGAATGTACTCGTCCGACCGGCCCTGCGTGTCGTAGTACCCGTCAGGCAAGTTCTCAATATTCTCAGCAAACGCGCTGCGGCCCGACGGCTGCTTGAATACGTCCCACCCGTTGTCGTTAGGCGACACACCGTCCTTGGGGTCCAGCTTCTCCATCTGGTAGTACCACCAAGTGTCCATGGTCGGCGGGTTGGTATCCCCCCACATCCCGAACCACGTTGGACCGCCGTCTTTGGCAGACGGGAAACGCCCGATACGTTTAGACATCGCGTCCACAATGTCAGGGTGAATGTCTCGACACTCGTTAAACCACGCGAAGGTAAGTTCGAGTGAGTTCAAGTTAGCAACATCGTCCGCGTCGTCCAGCGCACGGAACATAATCTCACACTCGACATCGCCCACCTTGAAGAAGTAGGTCTTGGTCGTGCGCATGTAATCGCCGCACACCCCCGGCGGGAACCAGTCCAAGAATGTCTTGATGGTCGTATCCTGCAACTGGCGCGCCGTCTCACGGACAATAGCCGCCCGCGTTTTACGCACGCCCTGCTCGTTCGGCTCCTGCAAGGACGCCCGACGCACAATCTCAAACGAGGATGTCACGGACTTGCCGGAACCTACCGGCCCCATCAGTACGCGCATCTTCGCGTCCGACATCATAAACTTCTCGCCGGTAGGCGGTGGCGTGTAGTTAATATTAAGAGCCATTGTATTCGTCCAACGCAGTTATATCGCCGCAGAACCGGCACCACTTGTAATCCACCACGCCGTCTCCGCAGTGCGGGCAATGCTCAGTGTCCCGCTCGTCTACAACCAAAATCAGGCGGTAGGCGCAGGGTTTGTCTCTCTTAGCCTTAATAATTTTCGTGCGGAACGAAACGCCCGCATGCTCCAACTCGGAGCGAACCTCGTTGTACTCAGGCAGACTATAGAAAACAGCTGTCGGCGACCCCTCGTAAAACTGAGAGAACTTAGCCAATGTCCGCGATAAGTCTGGGTTCGTCTTCTGGCTCGGCGTCAATGTAAGTCGCGTCGTGCTGTTGACCCCCGAGGTTAATTGTAATTTTAACTCCGCCACCTGCGCCCTCCGTCACAACGTCATTCTTAGGCTCAAGCCCGCCCCACTTAACTGTAGATTTAATGAGGTCTGCTTTTACGGCTGGCGAAACATCCGGACTGTGGATCAACGTCCACGAGGTTGTCAGGAGTTCTTCGGCCTGTGCCCTAGCTTTAAGTTTGAACGTCATACCCTTTTCACGGATTTCGTCGCGGTATGACTCCACCTTCTTCAGAAAGACTGGGTCTTTGTTGAAGACAATAAGTTCAGACGCAGTGATACCGTGCCGGTTCTTCACCTCGTCTAAGGTCTCACCGCTGCCTTCGAGTAGCAGTGCTAGATCGAAAGCCAGTCGGTCGGACCATTTGGTATGTTTCAACGGTAGTGTGTCCATACTCCCAATGTAGTTGGATCGTTACGCCCATGTCAAGCGGGTGGAGGACAGGCACTCTCCCGTTTGGGTGGCAACTGCGAAGATACGGGCTGGGAGACGCAGCCCTGTACCTGTCCCCCGAACCCACACTATAACAAAAAGCTGGGCTGTCAAAACTTTACACCTTCTATTTTTCGGGTCTTGTTTTATGAGGTTTACTTATATGGGGGCGGGGGGTCGCGCGCGAATCCATGTGCCCCCCTCCCTGCCCCATGCGAGCGACTGCCTGACGGCGCGCGAGCGCACCCGATAGGGCAGGCGAAACGCCCCTGAAATAGGGCATACTTTACATTCATGTCAATTTGAAGCAGTCTGAATTTGTCGACGGAATCACCGCCGACGGGGCGACAGCCCAACGCTCTTTGACAATTTGGGTTTAACTGGAGAAACGATATGTCTCGTATCTTTGAAGGTAATGTGTCGGTGTATCAGAACACCAAAGGTGAAATCGCTCTGAAGCGTGATGCTGAAGGTGCTTGGAACGCTGACAATGCCAGCCAACTCTACGCCAAGTGTTTGGAGTTGTCCAAGAAGCTGAAGAAACCACTTTACAAGTGGAGCTTCTTCAAAGCTGAGGGTGGCACGGATGTTCTCTTGATGGCGGACCGCTTCGGCAATCCACGCATCACGATACTTCCACCACAGTCTGACAAGCCTGC